TTAGAGTCTTTGTATATAGGTAGAAATTTTAGTAGCTATTGCAACTTTATAGCTACTCCACCAAGAAATACACTTAAACTGCAAGTCTGAAATGTATTGAGGTGACGTTTCACGCTTTCCTTTCATTTCAGAAAGAAATTTTGGCAAGTCTTCCCATGAGCTCAGGATTGGGAATGGTACTGGACCTATTAAGGCTAATGCATCTTCAGAAAAAAGAAATTCATGCGCCAATGAAATAGGAATACAGCCCACCTCCAAGGCATCATATAGTCGAATATTTTCTGGACTATTGCCTGCTGGACATGGTGCAAAAATAGCGTCTTCCATGACTGCCGAATATAGTCCAATGTTATATCCACCCCCGAAATTGTTAGTGGGCAAAAAATATAAATTGCCACCACATGTTTTTGCAGATTCAAAAAATTTAGTCCGTTCATTTTGATAAGAGGTGGAATTGCTAATCCACCCCAAAAATGCGGCCAGATAAGACCGGGAGTTCGATCTCCTTAGATTCAACATAGACCGCGGCCCTACACTAGTCCTAAATCCATTGGGGGCCCAAATAATATTAGTAGAACTAGAATTAATAATTTCTTTAAAGTAGTAGTTACGAATCACTAAGTTACAGCTTGCATACGCAGAAATATCTTTATCTAACCTCTCATCACCCATATGATAAAGAACCAATTTTTTTGAAAAATTGACTTTATTAACAAGGTTTAGATCAATAGCACCCAATGCTAAATAGATTAAAACAGCACTATCGGCAATAATTTCATTATCAAACTCCGATCTATAGGAAGATCCCTTAAAAAGTACATTTTGTATAAACCAAGTCTCTAAGGCGGAGTTAATAGTTTCTTTAGTGGACAGAATGTCAAATTGGTTCATAAATTAGAGGAGCAAAGTTTTGATACTTTTAGATCTGTATACGGATCAATCATATCTTCGATATACAACAAAGATTAAGCTTTCAATTACACCAACTCTAGCAGCAATTAAGGCTAAAAGCACTCCATCAATAAATTCTCTTAGAAAAATCATCACAAGCCTTTTTCACGACACCCCAGCTTATATCGTCACCACTTAGCACGCCAGTCTAATGATTAACCTTACCCCCAATGCCTTTAAATCCTTCATAACACCATCCTTTAAAAGGTCGCTAGCCAAATCATTCTAATTGCCTTCCGATCAATTTTAGTGAATCTTTAAGACTGCGATCTTTTAGACGTTAAAAGTGAGACCAAATCTACATCATCTATCAGGTACAAGATAAAACGATAGGTGATATATGGCAACACTATCATCCAATAGAGGAACAGAAATGAAAGTATCTGACCCACGTCACCCTGACAAAAGTTTTTCATAGACTCAATGAAGCCCTGATGCTTCATAAACCCCTGAATACCGGCATCAACATAACGCAACATTAAAACTACTAGGGATGCCAAGGTAGTGCGAACGATGATTGCCAGGTAAAAGGTAATCTTAATTTTGAGATTAAAAACAATCCCATGAGGAACGACCATCTGGGCAGTAATAAGAAATTTAGCCAGTAGAACTGCCTCCAAAAGAGCAAGGCCATATGCAAAAAGATCTGGACGCGCAGTAATATGCAAAGTAGCGCGGTCATAAAATGTAATTGCTAAAAACCAGAGCGCTAAATACGTTGCTAGTATAGGCCACTCAATCAGCATTGCCTTTACACGGCCGATAACGATATTTAATTTCATTTACACTGCCGATCACATTTATGAAAAAACCACCCGAAGGTGGTTTCTGGCAACTATTTGGTATAGAGGCCGCTTTAAATCAGCGTCACCAAAAGACCTATTGAATTGGCGGAAGAGGTGTTCTACGAACAGCCTAGTAAACATCAAGCTCATATGTCCACCAACCCCAATAAATAAAAGGATTCTCAAAAAGAGCTTGTCTGATCTTGTCTGAAGAAATCTACTGTTAGGATATAATTATTGGTACAGTAGATGCGACAGGAGATATATGCCCAAAATCGTTAAAGCACTGACTAATGTGCAAATCAGCAGACTTGATCGCATTGGCTTTAACCGTGTGGGCACGATGCCAGGACTAGGCTTGCTGATCGCACAATCGGGGGCTAATCCTGATGCACTAACAAAGTCATGGGTCTATCGTGTCACTTGTGGGAATAAACGCTTAGCTATCGGTTTAGGCAGTTTTGATTCAGTGTCATTTGGCGACGCTCTGGCAAAAGCTAGAGAGATGAAAGCGCAGATCGCTAAAGGTATAGATCCCCTTGAACATAAGAAACAGCTCAAAAGCGACTTAATTGCTCAGCAACGAAAAAACCGCACTTTTAAAGAATGTGCCAATGAATATTTAAGTAATAAGGTATTTGCAAACTTAAAAGATGGCAAGCAGTGGCGATCTACGCTGACAGAATATGTCTATCCCCATATTGGGGAGATGCTAGTTAAAGACATTGGCTTGCACGATATTCAAGTTGTGCTTGATCCTATCTGGAAAATTAAGAACCCTACTGCTTCAAAACTCAGGGGTCGTATAGAAAGCATTATTAATTATGGCAAGACTAAAGGCTACTGTGCTGGTGAAAATCCTGCAAGATGGTCTGGGCATTTGTCTAATGTGTACGCTCCGCCCTCTAAAGTTGCAACGATTAGGAATATGGATGCTATTCCCCATTCTGAAATACACCCATTTATGGTGGCATTGCGTAAACACAAGACGATTGTGGCTAAAGCCCTAGCGTTTTTAACATTGACAGCAGTACGCTCAGGAGCAGTGCGTAATGCCAGATGGGATCAATTTAATCTAGACGAACGGCTTTGGATCATTCCTAAAGAGCTTACTAAGACACGCAAGGCAGACCATCGTGTTGCCCTTTCAGATCAAGCTATAGCCCTTCTAGAAGGCTTAGATCACGATTCTGAGCTGGTATTTCCTGCGCCATCAAAGACAGTTAAAAATAAGCCACTGTCTGATTCCACTATCTCTAAGATGATGCGCACAATGAGAGCCAATGGTGAGTTTGCTAGTGCGGGTGTACCGCACGGTATGAGAGCAGTCTTTTCAAGCTGGCGACTCAATGTCTCTCAATACAGTTTTGAGCTTGGTGAGTATGTCCTAGGTCATTCTGTGGGCACGAAAGTATCTGAAGCCTATCAGCGTGGCGATGGCTTAGATCCAAGACGCACCATTATGCAATCGTGGGCAGACTTTATTGATAGCCCATATAAAAAGAATGCCGACAATGTTGTGCCGATGAGAAAGTCAGCGTGAAAACAGCCGGGCTAAATCCCAAAGACTTCAAGCCATTGCCCAGAGAATTAAAGGCTCATTTATTAATTGGTCGTGAATTTGGCGATCTAGAAGGGGATGAGCTAGCTGTAGCAATTATGCTCAAGTACCACCCAAAGCTCAGCAGTAAAGAGCCTAAGAAGGCTGGTCGCAAGCAAAGCTGGGGTCTATCAATGTGCGTCACGCTAGCAGTATTAATTAATAAGCGCCCTGCTGGACAAACCAAAGCCGACTGCTATCGTAGTCTTGCTGAACCTGACTGTATTTGGTTTAAAACTATTGGCAGTAAAAATCAGAAATTGATACTAACAAGGCTGGCTAGTAAAAACGAAGGCAAATGGGCATTAAATGTAGATGCAGAAAAAACATTTAGACCGCACTACAACAAAGGCAATGCGAAACAATACCGTGAGCTATATGAGCTAGTTGAGAAATTTTACAACCCTGAAAATTGGAATACTTGGGTCGAAAAAGTAATCAAAAATCAATAAATTGCGTTATTAATTCAATCTTTAATTTTTAACAATCTTTCTCCATCGACTGAGTTTGTGCGAATGCGTACAGTGAAATACATCACTGCAACGGAGCTCATAAATGGAATTACAAGATGGTTTTATTCGTGAAAAGAATCTATTACCCAAAATAGGTTTGTCTCACGCTACCCTATGGGATATGGTGGCTAAGGGTAACTTCCCCTCACCCTATCGTCATTCACAGCGCATCACAGCGTGGTCAATTCTTGAAGTTGAGCAATGGATCAAGCAAATCAAAAAAGAATCTGCTGTCATTAAGCCTAATGGCATTAAAAAGAAATCTCTATGATTGCCCAGCAGGATTTCATTTATCTAATTAACTTAGACAACCCACAGCCTTTAACACCAGTATTAGGTGTCATCGAATGCTTGCACTCTCAAAACAGCTTTGCCACCATTGATTACTACAGACAATGGCTAAAAGACAAAGAAGATAGTGCGCAGTCGCTTAAAGATGCCATTTTTAATGAAATCGACACCGCCTTCACTAGATCACTAAATGAGCTACAGATATTAATTAATAAAGCTAAACAAGCAGGAGATGCTCATGGAGTTATCTAACAATGCCCTGTGTAGTGGATATGGGCAATTTCACACGAATGAAGTTGATCCATTAAAGCCATCTAAAAAGCTAACACCGTATCGTCAAATAACACCAGAGCAAATTGTAGAGCTAGTAAAAAAACCTAATAGCGTTCAAAAAGCACAAGCACAGTGGGTAATATTTTCTTCGCTGATGTCACGCACTTTCTCTAAACAGAAAGAGCAAGGACAGTATTGGGCAATTTGGGGTGATTTTGACAACAATCCCCCGCCTATTTCCAGTATTGAGCAGATCGTTCTCAATGAGATGGATGGCAAGCATGTCATCTATACAACATCATCGGCAACGCAAGATAAACAGAAAAGCAGACTGATTGTTTTCTTAGATAAGCCACTGTCAGGAGAGCAATGGATTTACTGTCAAGAATTATTAATTGAATTATTTGCTAAATACAGTATCGAAGTAGACCCCCGAGTCAAAGAACCTGGGCAGCTATGTTATTTGCCGAATAAAGTTCCTGAAAAAACTCAGTTTTATGATTACATACTGGGGCTAGATGAGCCTTGTTTTGACCCATTAGCGAAGTGGGCTTCAGGAATCGATATAAAGCGATCTGAGCGCATTGGGCGCGAAGATGATATGCGCATCAAGAGAGAGCAAGCCAAACAGCGTAGAGACGCTCTACAAGCGTCTGGTGACACAAGTAGTAACAGACTTATAAATGAATTTAATAAATGCTTCACTTTTGAAGATATTTTGCTACCTGCTGGCTATGAGCAACACGGCAATCGCTTTAGACATCCGCATTCTGAATCTGGGCAGTTTTCAGCAGATATTAAAGATGGTCGTATATCGACATTTAGCACTAAAGATCCGCTTTACAGCGAAGAAGGTGCACACGATCTCTTTTCTGCATTTACTGTTATTAATCACCGTGGGGATCTCAATTCAGCTTTAAAAGACGCTGGAGATCGGTGGCTAAAGATTGGCGCTGAGTCCTACAACAAAGCTAACCAGCGTGAATGGGCAAAAAAAAATAAACCATCAACTGAATTTGATCCGCAGACAGGTGAAATTAAATATCGCTTTAGGGGTCGACCTATGGCAGTGGCAGTGCAAGATCTTGTGCCACCTGTTTATACGATTGATAGCGTACTGATTAATGGCTATCTCTACACTTTGACTGGCAAAAACAACTCAGGCAAAACCACCTTGATTTCAGCGATGGCATTGTCAGTATCGCAAGGCGCACCATTTGGTCATTTAAAAACTAAAAAAGGTCGTGTCCTGATACTTTCTGGTGAAAACGCATACGACACCAATCTGAAGTTTAAGTATCTGATCGAAGAAGAAAATCATAGCCTTGCAGATATTGATATTTTTGAAGGCTCATTCGATATGAAAAAAAATATTGAAAGCTATCTTGCAGAACAAGATCCCAGTAGAAGTATTGCTTTAGTCATCGTGGACAGCCTACAGGCTTATTTTGGTTCAGGAGACTTTAATAACAACTCAGATCAACTAGCCCATACCAAAGCGTTAAGAAGGCTTAGTGAGCTTCCTGGCAATCCTGCTGTAGTTGTTTTAGCACATCCTACTAAATCAGGTGATGCGCTTGAACCCTACGGCGGTGGCTCAGCAATGAATGAGATCGATACCAATCTCACTCTCAAACTAGAAAACGGCATAGCGACACTGCATCACACAAAAAATCGGCAGCCTGACTTCGCGCCCATACCCTTCAAATTAGAGCTAGTTGAGCTACAGCATTTCAAAAACAACTTTGATAAACCGACTACGACTACCAAATTCTTGCCTATTAGCGATGAGCAAGCTGAATCAATTTACGAAGATACCGAAAAGATCAAAGCCAAGATTTTGGTGCATCTAGAGCTAGGTGAGCTTACTTATCGTGAACTTGCTCTATTAGTTTTTGGAGATAGCGATCTAGATAAATTCAAAAGTCAAATACAGCGTGTAGTCAAAGATCTGCGAAATAAGAATTTAATCGAATCTAAAGGCACACCTAGTCTGTCTAGAAAAGGCAAAGAAGTTGTCAAAAAGATCAAATTAAGCAACCCAGATTTAGCCACAGTTGTGGGTCAAAAACACCTAATTTAAAGGGCAAAAAGTGCGATACAAAATCGATACGGCAGGTGCGATACGAAAACGATACGAAAACGATACGCTTTTTGCAGAAATAGACAGCAAACCCATATGGGATATACCGTATCGAAATACGATTTTTGCAAGCGTATTGAAAAAAAGCACCGTATCGTATCTCCCCCCTTCTTTAGAAGGGGAGAAAATACGGCCAGTACGATATGAGGTTAAAAATGCTTCATTTTGACTTTGATAATTGGGCAAATTCAAAGGTAGTTATCCCCCACGAACAACCGTGGCTAATTAAGAACTACAACCCAGAATTGCGCTTATCAGAAAAGATCCCTTATACGCAGACGCATTACTTTGATTTTGAAATAGCTCGAGCCAGAATATTTCTGAAGAATCTTTATCTTAGAGGTGTGGATATTGAAATTAGCTCTAGCGACGATCTTATTTTCGTGCCCATGCCTAATGAGGCTACAGAAGATGAGATCACGGTGGCTAAAAGACTGCAACACGGCATTGCTTATCAGATTAGCCATCCGATTGACTTATTTGGGCAAGAGTCGTCTCACTTTTTAGATGACCGAAATACCTGCATTAGCTGTAAGAACTTGTCAGCTCAAAAAACCTGCCTGAAATCGTCACGCAACAATCTGGCTTGGTTCGACAGCAAGTGGCTAGACAAATCAATTAACTGTAAAGAATGGAGATCTCAATGATTACCGCCTACATCATCGACGCTTGTCAAATTAAAAAAGTAGACGATCGTGAAGCATTAATTCAGACATTACACGATATGGAGAGCTTTGATTGGCGAAGCAGTATCGATTCTGCTAAATATGCCAAATTCCACTGTCAGAACCTTTGTATCCCCTTTTTTGCTGGGTCGCCCCAAAACATCACGATTACCAATGTCAGCGATTTAATGCAAATCATTGAACAGCAAGACTTTGCCAAAGTTGTCGCATTTACTAGCGCAAGATTAGATTGCTGGCTGACAGATCGCTTTAGCGTTCGCATTAAGACAGCAGTACCCAATTTAATTCTGTATTCACAAAAAGATGGTGGTTAAAGATGAAGATCGGCAGACCCAACCCATTCAAGGGGGCAAATAATGGCTCATAAAATTAACGTTTATATGAGAGATGGAGAGACAGAGCAAGAAGCTAAATCTAGGACTGAGCTGGATTTTGGCTTTACTACAGCTACAGCAATGGCAAAATTTCATGTCAAATTCACTGATGGCAAAGATTACAAAAGTGAGCCGTTTGATGTAGTTACCGCAATACTCATTCTGAAAGAAAGATCGGAGCAGATACAAGCTGGCAACTTAAATTGCGTTGAAGAGATGCTGATGAACCAAGCGTCGCTACTACAAATAATGGCTAATAAATTTGCCGTATTGGCTATGGAAGAATGCCCATTAGCTAGAAGAGTCGAATATTCAAGGCTGTCTATGAAAGCAATGAGCCTACTGCAAGCGACTCTAAATCGCATTATTCAGATGAAACAGCCTTCCACTACTACATTTGTAAAGCAAGCTAATATTGCCAATGGTCACCAACAGGTCAATAATTTAGAAAATAATTCTCAAATTCCTCAAAACGAACTTTTGGATACTCAAAATGGCAAATGGCTGGACTCAGGAAAGAAAAGACAAGATGCGCTTGCAGATACAGCTCTGGAAGCCTTGGGAGAAATCCACAGGAGCAAAGACACCACAGGGTAAAGCAACAGTGGCTAAGAATTCAACCAAAGACGGTCAAAGCGTAGCGATGCGCCAAATGATGCGTGAACTCAATCGCATGATGAAAGCTGAAGAGGATTGGGTTTATTGATTCTTCTTGCTAGCCACCCATTGCTCAATGTCTGCTAAGTCCCAGACAGTAATCTTGGCAGATAGCTTGATCGGTTTAGGAAAAGTACCTTGCGCTACTTTGCGCCAAATAGTTGGCACTGAGATGCTGAGCTTTTGAGCTAACCGCTTTACTCTGACATATTCATTCATTATTGCCCCCTGTAAAAACCATTATTTTGAGGGAACACATTGGCTAGTGATTTAATCTATATAAATCAAAGACTTATGAATAATGCCTATTAATTAGGCAATTTAATAGAGTTGCTGTTATTGGTACAGTATATGGATGAAATTGGATTATATCAGGCTGTAAGCCATATTCTATATAGCCTATTGGCGGAAGAGGTGTCTAGATTTTGCCCCTCCAAAGCACTCTACCATTATCCATAAACCCTTTAAATATATGGCTTTAACGGTTGACCCTACTCCCGTGTAAACCACCTAAATCCACCTGAGACTATGTCTTGCTGATGGGTGAGAAACGGGAAAAAATCATCGTTAGCGCATAAGGGAGTTGCGACTGCCGAGCACTTAAAAAAGGTGTGCTTTTTAAGCTTTTTTTATCTGTTTTAAGTTTTTTTATTTTCATGGTGGGTACAAAGGGGGGTTCAAACTCCATCATTAGACCCATCACTGACATGGCTTCTATGTAACCATGCTCCCGTGTAACCCATTGAGATTCAATAAAATATGTTGATTAAAGATGAGTTCAAAAGGGGTAATTTTTGGTTGAGTTTGGGATGCCGAATGTCGAATAAATTTAGCCTTACGGCACGTCGTATTGCCAATCTCTCTGAGCCAGGTTTTTACCACGACTCAGAATCCAGAGGGCTATATCTTCAGGTGATGCCGGGGGTAAATAAAATCATGCGAAGTTGGATATTTCGCTATACCAGCCCTACTTCATTTAAACGCAGAGATATGGGTTTGGGCCCACTTGAGGTCCGCTCACTTGCTGATGCTAGACGGAAAACGCTTGAGCTTCGTAAGCTAATTCTAGATGGTGTTGATCCGATAGAACAGCGCAACAGGATTCGGACTGAAGCCCTAGCCGCCACTGAGGATGAAATTACCTTCTCAATTGCAGCAGAGCGTTGTATTGCAGCCAAACGATCAGAATGGAAGAATACGAAGCATGCTGATCAATGGGTAAACACTATGGCTACTTTTGTTAATCCAAAAATTGGGAAGATGCGGGTTGATCAAATCAATACCGGTCATATCGCCAAACTTCTAGAACAAGAAATCAAGAAGAAGACTGGTGAAGTTGAAGGCCCCTTCTGGAATGTTCGCACCGAAACAGCCACTCGCGTACGTCAACGAATTGAGGTGATCCTTGACTGGTGCAAAGCTCATGAATACATCAAGGGAGACAATCCAGCGCGCCTTAAAGGCGCCCTAGCCCATCTCTTACCTAAAGCCAACAAGATCCAGAAGAAGAGTCACCATCCTGCCCTGCCATTTCAACAGATGGGTGAGTTTATTAGAGAACTGCGAACAAAGAGTGGTTTCTCTGTGCTTGCCCTTGAGTTCTTAATTCTTACGGCTACACGAACTGGTGAGGTGCTTAATGCCAAGTGGGATGAGTTTGATATTGAAAATAGGGTTTGGACTATTCCTGCTGAGAGGATGAAAGCCGGTAAAGCTCATCGAGTGCCACTAAATTCTCGGGCGATTGAGATATATGAATACCTCTCTGAACATCGCATAAATGAAGCTCTATTCCCTAGCAAGCGTTACAACAAGGATAACATGTCAAATATGTCTCTCATTGCCATCATGAAGAGAATGCCGGCATATGCTCAATATGTTCCCCATGGATTTAGATCTACATTTAGGGATTGGGCGGCAGAAACTACTGACTATCCAAATGAGACTGTGGAGCTTGCTCTGGCTCACACCATTAAGAATAAGTCTGAGGCTGCTTATAGGAGGCAGGATCAATTGGAGAAGCGCTCTAAATTAATGAGCGAATGGGGAGAATATATAGCTTAGGCGAAGAGATGACTAATATTAATGCTGAAGCGTCCAGCGGGACGCTTGCAATTACCATCTACCAGCTCATCATCAGATTTCTAAGTCTAGATTTAGCCTCCTCTTCTGCATCTTTAGAGTTTTGCAACGACCTTGAATTAAAGTTGCCGCCCAAAGACTTTTGCCCAACGGCATAAGTCCCCCAGGCTGAATCAAACAATACAAAGACTTCCCCGGCACTGTTGTCGCTAGAAACTGTGAACTTAATGGCTGGAGAATTAAATTCAATAACAGGCTCCACAAAAGAATGAAAATCAATGCTCTCCAACTCATTTTGAAGATCTACGATTATTTGGGGCGCAACTAAATTTAGAAAATCGTTATAAGCAGTGCGACGATTCTCATTTCTAAACAAAGAGTCTATTAAGTTCATATGGCTTTCCTTCCCAATTTAAGCTCTAACCATCAATAATTCGCTGTAAATTTATACAGTCTTCGTTAAGGTGGAAATTACTTGGTTTACTTGAAAACACTTATATGTTACATTTAAATTCGTTTTTTGCAGAAAATATGCGTAAATTACAATTTAATTACACGAGAAGACATGTTAATAGAATTTAGCGTTGCCAATTTCAAGTCCATTCTTGAGCGCCAAACCCTGAGCATGGTAGCCAGCACAGACTCGGAGCATGCTGAAAAAAATGTAATTGAACTGCCTGACGAGGCAACTAAATACCTTAAATCGGCAGTTGTTTATGGACCAAATGCAGCAGGCAAGAGCAATCTCTTAAAAGCTACACTGGTATTACAACAGCTCATCCTTCACTCCGCCTCCTCTCAAGAGGGCATCCCAATGGGAGGCATTACCCCTTTCTTGCTTGACGGAAATATCCCAAACGAGCCCTCTGAATTCAATATTGTTTTCATAGCAAATGATGGTGTGAAGTATGAATACCATCTCTCCGCCACACCAAAGTCAGTAGAAAAAGAGTGGATGGTTTCTTATCCGAATGGAAGACCTCAACGCTGGTTTGAGCGCGAGCTAAACAAAGAATCTGGCAAATATGAATGGTGGTTTGGATCGAAGTTTAAGGGTGATAAGGCAGAGAAAAAGGTTTGGCAAGAATTCACTAGAAATAATTCTTTGTTTTTTTCTACTGCCGTTCAATTAAATAACGAACAACTTAAAACTCCTTTTGGCTGGATAGCCAATCAACTCATTGTTATTACCTCGGGCATAGACCTCAATCCATGGCTTAGCATTAATCTCATTAAGAACAATGAAGGATACAAAATCCTTGATTACCTAAAAGCTGCTGATGTTGGCATTGATGGCATTGATATTAAAGAAGAGGAGCTACCTCCTCAAGCTCAATTTATTGGTAACAACCCCTTTGCGCTAGGTGCATTTCACTTTAACCTTGGCGGGCCTGAGGATGGCATTGGCCAAAAACCGACCATGATTAAAGTCACTACTACGCATAAGAACGCAAAGACCAATGAAGTGGTTCACTTAAGCATAGAAGATGAGTCTGAGGGCACCAGGAAATTATTCAATCTAACTGGAGGCTGGATTAGGTCGCTTGATATTGGGGCAACCTTATTAGTTGATGAGTTAGAACGAAGTCTTCATCCAAAAATTACTCGATTTCTTGTTGAATTATTTCATAGCAAGAAAAATAAAAGTAACGCTCAATTGGTTTTTACAACACACGATACAAATCTTTTGGATACAGCATTATTAAGAAGAGATCAAATTTGGTTTGTTGAAAAAAGCAATCAAAAGGCAACACATCTCTATTCCTTGCTTGACTATAATCCGCGCAAAGAAGAAGCTCTAGAACGCGGATACCTTAAAGGCAGATACGGAGCTGTCCCTGTTGTGGGGGAAATTAACTAATGACTTCTCGTAGACTCTCGGCATTAAGGGGCGAAAGATCATTTGCTAGAAAAGCGGGGAATACTCCGCCCAAAGAAGTAACGCTGATTGTTTGCGAAGGTGAAACTGAGACCAAATACCTCAAGGCTATCTGTCAAAGCCTAAGGCTGGCCACTGCTACCATATATGTTTGCGGCAACGGCACCGACTCAGCGCCCGTGAATCTAGTTAACAAAGCAGAGCAGCTCAACTTAACAAACGATGGTTACGACCATATCTATTGTGTATTTGATAAAGATATTCATGAAAGCTTTGACAGGGCCAGAGAAAAAATACGAAGCCTAAGTCGGCGGACTAAAAAACCCCTTCCCATTAAAGAGGCTATTAGCATTCCATCGTTTGAACTATGGGTGTTGCTTCATTTTGAGCAAACAGATCGTTCATTTGGAACCTCTGCCGAAGTTGTGAGATACATCTCAAATCAAAATCACATTCGTGCCTATAAAAAAGCGGATGATTTAATTTGCCAAGAACTAATAACAAGGCTAGAAATCGCCATTACAAACGCTGGATGGCTTGAGAGACGCGGACACACTAGCAATGAAAACCCAATGACTAATGTTCACAAACTTGTGCAACATATAAAAGAAATTGCCATCAAGCAGTCACAAAATTAAGCCCCCGACTCAACGCTGTCGATGCCATTTGGGAAATATTTGAAACCGCTGCGAGCCACGAGATTCGGTGCTTGTAGGGCAGTAGGTCGAAACCAGCTTAGACCCAATGTGCAGAACTGTTTTAGTCCTCTATCCTACGTTTTCAATTCTCCACTCTTCCAACCAGTATTGGCCTTGATTTCAACCCGTCGATGCAACACACTACTAACTGCGTAAGCGCAAGGAGTGTTGCTCATGAAACAACGACCTCGAATCTATTACACAGCCACCCAGAAGGATTTAATGTGGGAGCGCTGGAAAAAGGGAGATTCTCTCCAGCAGATTGCCCAGTTATTTGATCGCAATCATTCGTCCATACAAGGCATCTTTGTGCAAACTGGCGGTATTAGGCCGCCAGAGCGAACTCGATCAACCCTGGCATTAAGTTTGGCTGAGCGTGAAGCCATCTCACGTGGCCTTGCAAGCGGTCAATCTATGAGATCGATTGCTACCGAGTTGGGCCGCTCGGCTTCCACGATTAGTCGTGAGATTGGTCGCAATGGCGGTCCAAAGAGTTATCGAGCCCACCAATCTGATCAGGCTGCCTGGGATCGAGCGCAGCGTCCTCAGACTTGTAAACTAGCCTTGAATAAAGCCTTAGCGCATCTGGTGGCAGACAAACTGCAGCACTACTGGTCACCACAACAGATTGCCGGTTGGCTAAAAGAGACTTATCCAGATCAGGAGGACTATCAGGTGTCACACGAAACGATCTACCTTAGCCTCTTCATCCAAGCCCGCGGAGCCTTAAAGAAAGAGCTCACCCAGCATTTACGACGCACCCGCATCATGCGCCGATCACGGCATCACACGCTGAAAGATCGGGATCTAGGCAGCATCAAGGATGCCATACCTATTAGAGAGCGGCCAGCTGAGGCGGAAGATCGCGCTGTTCCCGGTCACTGGGAAGGCGATCTTTTGTATGGAGATGCCAATAGTCAGATCGCCACTCTCGTAGAGCGCCAAACCCGTTATGTGATGCTAGTCAAGGTGGCTCGTAAAGACAGTGAAACGGTGGTTAATGCACTTATCAAGCATGCCCGCAAGTTACCGCAAGAGCTGTATAAATCCTTAACGTGGGATCGCGGCTCGGAGATGGCTCAGCACAAACGCTTTACTCTAGCAACGGATGTTCAGGTGTACTTTTGTGATCCTCAGCATCCTTGGCAACGAGGGTCTAATGAAAATACCAATGGGCTATTAAGACAGTACTTCCCTAAAGGCATGAGCTTAGCTAACTACTCTCAAGCCAAACTCAATGCAGTAGCAAGGCAATTAAATGAACGCCCTAGAAAAACACTAAACTATCAAACACCGGCAGAACGTTTTGCCCTAACTGTTGCATCGACGGGTTGAAATCAAGGCTGAAAGCAGCCGTCTGGGTGATTTTAAACCACCCTCTCAAAATGCGGTACATCCACAAATCCCTTGAAATTCCCACCCCATCTATTCTTGGGGCTTAGGCTTTCCCAGTATTCGCCAACCGTACGGATAAGCTCTTTGTCCCAAACTAGCTTTCCATTCCAAAAGAAGTTCAGATCAATGGCGCAGCGTCTTAGATGGTTGCTATTCATCGTCTTTGATCTACCAGTCTTAAAGTAGATCTCTTGCTGCTCTGGTGAGCGCCAGAGCTCACCTCCTGTGATGACCCAGCCTTCCGCAGTAGCAAACTGAATCAATCTGCTGACATCAATTAGGAAAGCTGCTTGCTCCGCTACTAGGCTGCTTACCCTTGTATTCACTTAGCCTCTTCTTTTTTATTTAAGCCATGCATGCGCATCTCAAAGATCTTCTCTACTGATCTACCGCCAAAGTAAGCCAACATGACTAACTGCCCCCATTCGCCTAGGAGCTTTACATAGGCTTCATTGATATCAATGCCCATGGCTGAGAGCAATGCAAATAGGAGGTAGGCCGTTAGGATGTAAACCAGCGTTCCTGGTCTGATGTTCTTGGATAACTTGGAGTCACTGCCCATATCGGATTGCCAGCGATTGGTAGCGTTGTCCTGTGAGGCTCGATGCATCTCAGCTAGAAGCTTTGATTCTTCTATCTCAAGCTCTTTCTGCTTGAGGGTGTATTGCAGTAGTAACTGCTCTTGCTCGATCTCTAACTGCTTGAGCTTAATGAGATCTTCCTGACTGGGGTTATCCGGAATGCGCACCCCAATCTTGCCCTCAATAAATTCTTTACCTTTAGCCTGAACCGCACCCGCAAGCAGACCAAGGCCATTGACAGCCAAGGTTTGCACTAGAGAGGTGATGATTGGAAGCATGTAATGAGTTTTTATCTTGATGCTTGGAATATGGAAGTTCACCGCCCCACTACCGCCTAGGCTTTTATTTGGTGTTGGCAGTGGGGCGCAATTACGCGCGCCCACACACCATCGTCACCTCAACACCCACAGCCGCACCCAAACACCTGCTGCTAGCGGTGGTCATCCCTTCTGCTAGCGTTTCTTGGCTCCCTTGGTTTCTGATGGCTCTTGCTCAAGAGATCCTTCCAATGCCTTCTCTTGTGCTGGGAGCTGACCTTCTTTCATCAAGCCTTCTACGATCTCCATTAACCGATCACCATCATCCTCACCAAAGACTTTGGCCACAACTTCATGGCCATACTTGGCGCATAAGCGGTCGTACTCCTGCTCTGGAGTGATAGTTGTCTTTGATGGACGCTCGAACACCGTTACGTTCTCGCGCCCAAAGAGATTTCGAAGGATATTGGTCTCATATGGCGGTACGTGCACATGGATGGTCGTGAATGCATCTCTACGCACTACCGCTTCCACCTCTTTAATTTGGAAGTCGCTATGAATGAGTTCTTTATTTGTCATATGAGCTTCCCTTATTGAATAGCCAATACCGCATGGGCATTAGCCCGTGAAATAGATAAAGCGCAGCGTAGATTCACCATGGCATACATCGCTAGTGTGTCGTGCGGACGAATCGGGGCAACGATATCTAAGTCGTCATCGCGCAGCTTCATAAAACGGGTATTTAAGAAGTAACAGCGCTTACTCCACTCCACCGTGCGATTAGCCATGGCATCGAGCTCATCAAACTGGGGATCCCAGATAATTTCAACCCCCTTGAAGGCTAAGCCGGTATTTACGCCTGCACCTACCCCAGCATCGATGTACTTGGTCTCACCCGATCCAGCGATATGGGTGACCGTCACCTGTTTGCGATAGGTATCAATAAACTTGCCACCCGCAATAATGAAATCTGGGCTTCCGCCATGCTTAATGCATTGGCGCCATGCAGTCTCCATCTCGCCTACTAAGTTACCTGGCGATGTTGAGGCGATGTCTTTAATAGCGTAGTTACGCCAATAGCTTGCTTTGGCTCGATCAATACCGCCTACCGTGCCGGCATCAGGAGCCAGACTAACAAGGCTATCCAGTCCCACTACTGCATCTGCGCCATGTGAGCCGTCGCGGTGCAGCTCAAGATCTAGCTTATTGAGAAAGCCTTCTCGAAGGACTTCTAATTGCTCATCCAAGAGATTGATCAACTGTACGCGTTCGTTGTATTCCAGCTGGAATCCTCGCGCCCCACCCTCACGCACTTTGATGCCATTACTAAATAAGCGGTCATAGTCGATATACAGACCATCCACCGCTCTACGCCATGGGAATGAGGCTTGCTCAGTCGTATTACGTTTATTGAACTTGACCGTCTCCTCTCCAAAGGCCCAGCTAAAGTTACTACCGTGTTCTTTGCGGATATTCTCAACGACGTTCTGCTTTGCGCCCAATAGGCTCTTACGTCCTTCCATCAGTTTTTTAAGGAAAGGTCTCTCTACAGCGATTTGATCAACTGGTAGATTGCGCAAGTATTCATCTAAGGAAACCTTAGCTAACTCTTGCAAGTCTGTATTTGAAATTGGCATATGCCACCCCATCAATAGTTATTTATGAAATTAGTTGGCTCCATACCTGGTGATGGAGCGTGAACCCATCCATTGCTACGCTACTAGGTGCGACTCTAGCTTTAACGCGGTGGCATGAAGCACTGAGATCAATTATTGGGGCGGTAGATATAGGCTCGGGATATTTGTGGGGTTTTTGTTGAGTTACTAAATGAACTCGCTTTGGGTCTTTATGCCCAATGTGTCTTTACGCCACCTTGGGCATAAATGAGCGTTTCTTTGGTCGTGGCCATCAAGGGTGCGCAAGCCACCCCTTAGGGGTGCCCTTGACGGAATTACTCTGGGGATTTTTGAATCAGCCCACTACCTTCGCATATTCAACCTCAATTGCATCAAATATTTCTTCAGGTACTGTTGCAGCAAATTTCTTACGGCGGTTAGCCGATAGTTTTCCGTTTTGCTCCATGCAGGCCAGAATTAATGAATTGAGATCTTTGCCTCTGATGTCGTACTGCCCATCAATAGCGCGGTAAATGAGGTCGTACTTTGCCAAGAACTCAGTCTCTTCTCTTAAGTCCTTTTCTAGCGCCTGCTTGGCCATCTCCAATCCAAACTCAACGCAGGCAGTGGCATTCCAATAGCGATATAAGGAATCATCTGATTTGAAGGTCATTTGATATTCATCACCGTCAATCCAAATGACTTCCCAGCGCTTGCGAGCAGGCTCAGAAAAGCTCTTTAGAGCTGCTAGGTATGCGTCTTCATTGCGCTTCATCGCAATGGATACTGGCAATAGCAAGCCATTCTTTAAAGCACCCGACTGGCACAAAGCATGATGAAATAAGAAGCGTGATAAGCGCCCATTGCCATCCATAAATGGATGGATAAAAACAAATCCAAAGGAAACAATCGCAGCAGCAATTAAAGGATCGATCTGCTTTGGTGCGGTATTGGCAAAATCTACCAAGCCCTTCATCAAGTCATTAACGATTTCAGGTGGCGGTGGAATGTACGTTACGCCAGCAGCACCACGCAATGGACTGCTTAACCAGTTTTGTTGGTAGCGATAGTTAACTGCTCTATCCAAAGGATTGGTAATGGCGGTATTTTGCAAGCCAACTAAGTACTCTTCATCTAGCTGGGTAGTCAGATGGGCTTTTTTAAGTAGCTCTACAAATGCCTCTGCTTTCGTAGCGCTCGGTGTCTCATGCTCAATTTCAAAAGAGCTTTTGGTCTCACTTAAATAAGCCCAAGACATTGCCCTATCGGATGCGGCCCCACCTAGTTCTGATAGAAATTCATTTGCTTTCTGGAGGATATTAGATTCAAGCAGGCTATTAATACGTGTGGTTCGCTCAACAGTTACGCAGTAATCCAAAGAACCCAAGCCATTGAAGTTAACTCGCCATTTGGCATTGCGTATGCTTGGTCCTGTAATGTATTTTTTGGGGTCAAATAAATTAACCATAGGCCCCGTAATTACTGGCGCGCCCTTTAACTCTTGCTTATTAAAGGCTTCCCACAAAAAACAAGCCGTACGAATGTAAACGCCTGTTGGCGATTCGCTAATTGCGGCCAGCATCTCTTGGGCTGGGATTTTTCTTAAGGCCTGCGATAACAATTGGAGATTAACTCCTTCATGCTTTAGCGCAAAAAACAGGTGACTTAGTGGGCGATCATCTTTGGGAGCCACCTTTGCGGGTATCAACAACTCACTCTGGGTGGGCGTTACACTGGTTACCGAGGCAAGGCGTGCGGGTACAAGTGGGTCAAAAGCACTGAGATCAAGCTGACTTTTTACCTGTGAATAGCCTATATCGCCCATATTTCCCCCAAGCCCCACTTTTTCGTTCGAATAGCTATTTTCCCACACTTTTTCTTACATATTCACACTTTTTCTTACGATTACACATATTTACACACTTTTTATTACATATTTCAATAGATTCCTACATTTTTAAACATATCCTCACTTTTTCTTACGAAATAGCAGTTTGAATGTTTTTTGCTAACTAGCTTCAAAAGCTAAATTCACTTGGAATAGGCAGATTTATTGACAATAACTGCGATTATTAGCAGTTTTATTGACATTCCAGGGCAATTTAGCCAGAAATATGCAGCTTTATTGACATGTCACCCATTAGGAGCGACATGTCAAAAAACACCTTAAATTCCCATATTGCCTAAGTGTTGCGCAATCCGATCCATGGGATTGCCTGCACTAGCTAACGGCGCTCCTAATGCTGAAGTTCGCGCCCGAATCGGTTGAGGGCTATGGATTGCCATAGGTTTAACACTTGCAAAGCTTGGCTCCGGCCTTCCTATTGCCTCATAGATAGACTCAATCATGGTCTGCCACTGCTCTGGCTGATTGCTCTGCACGAAGACTTGCATGTAGAACGGGTCTGACATGTATTTGTTAAAGCAGATCGCCTTATCGGTGTGATCGATTTCATCTGAACGGGTGTTCAAAAACTTGAGCATCTGCAGCTTTGCTTCTGAGACTAATTCGGAAGGCTTTTTCTGGCTATCGGCGAGAGTCATCACATTGCTGACAAGCTTGCTTTCTATTTCATATTTACGAACCGCATCCTGAAGTGTGGCCACCATAGATTGCAAATCTATAACCTGCTTTTCTAGGTCGCGTTTTTCGTTAATCACTTTCTGAATACGTTCACACCCTCGCTTTGATTTGATGCCACCAGAGGTTTCTGTATTAACACTAGGCTCGGCATCGGGACTCGAATCCGAGGGCCCAGGGTTCAAAGTCCGCTTCATTAGCTCTTGCGCTGTTTCAGCCTGAATCTCAGTTTTTGGAAGTGTATCGACGGTAATGGCGACTGGCGCAGGCAATAATTCACTAAGATCATGGGCTTGGACATCTACTTGTGCTGCCAGCTTACTTTCTAAAGCGGACATAAAGGCTGGCACATGCACCTCGCCTTTAACGGGTGTAAATATAGATTCGGTCTCTAGAGCTTCAGACTCCTCTTCAAGTACTTCGCCCTCATCAATGTCCTCAGATAACTTAGCAAGAGATGCATTAGGGGTCTTACTTAGATCATCTAATAAGTTGGTTGCTTGGCTCCGACTCTGGCTCTTACGCTCTGCCTTTTGTGTTTGTTGTATTTGAGCGCTAATCTGAGCGCTACGCTCCTTATCTAATTGAGCGGCTTCTTGCCTGGCTTTTGCTTGCGCTATCAATTCAAGCGCGCGCTCTTCCCTTGCCTTATTGCGCCTTGCGGCGCTCTCGGCGGCGTGCTTCTCATAGACTTCTTTTTCAAGGCGCTCGCGCTCTTTCTTGGCCTCTCTATCCTGCACCCTCTGAATTGAACCACCCTTAGTGAGTACCTCTGATTTAAATCCTTCCACCTCATTTGCTACCTGCGTCATTGCCTGTCTCCTCTTTTAATAAGTTGCTGCTGTAATTCATTTCAGTGCCTGATTTTTGCTTTCGCTCAGAAAACCAATTCATTCCTAAGTTTGGGTCGTCATCGCGTGACCATCCCTCCGCTTGTTTTTCTACATTCGGTATAAATAGATTTGAATCGATACGATCGTCATATCGCAAGAGGGTCTCATGTAGGAGATTACGGATATGTTCGTAATCCATTCCTCTTGCTTGTAGGTTTTGTATCTGAATTGATAGATTCGTAATCATGGGTAAGACCTTGAGCCAGCTCTCTTTGTCTTCTATGCCATCTGGTGCGCCGGTGGTACCTGCTCTTATGCGTAGATCGACCATGTCAAAGATTCGGTCTTTGGTGAGCTCTGGCCAGTCATAGGTTTTCTCCATAGTCATGACTAGTTCCCCATTGACCATGGTGGTCTTAGTACTTGGTGGCCCCATGTAGCGCTCTACCTGCTCTTTGGTGAGTTCCTGCAAAAGAACTTGGGCGCTGTATTGCGCTATCTCTTGTAGCCAATCCTCTATCTGGTCTTTGAATTCAAATACGCGCCCTGATAAGGCTCTTTGCAAGATGTTGGCTTCGGTTGCTGTCTTGGGTCTGACTACCGTGGAACGCGCTGCATCTTGCAAGCCAGTGACTTGCTCCCAGTCATAACGTACCGCACTGGTGTCATAGACGATGGGATCGATCTTGGGGTGACCCCGAGGAATGATGACTTGGTTAAGGGGCTTGCCTTCAGTATCGACAATCGTGATCTCGCCGAATCGGGAGTCTGAGTGCTTCTTAATGGTCTTTTCGTTGATATCGGCTGATGCTACCCATCCCGGGATGCATAGGTCACGATGTTGATTAAATCGATCTCTGGCTTCGTTATGCTCATCTTGTAGGCGCTCGGTTAGATCAACCAGGCTTGGGCCAACGAACTGACCATCGACTACTTGGTACGGCAATAAGAAGAACGGGTACCAGCGCTCTCCAGCCCTTGGAGGGGAATAAGGTTCACGCAGCCATTCTGTCGCGCCCTCGACCATGGTGTAAACACGCTGAGTAGTTCTATCCCAGATTTCTAAGACTGCGATCTGTTGATCATCACTTACCGGACTTTTGCTTGCATCCATATGCATGGAGGCTAAGCGCCTGGCTTTCTTATGCGAGGGTTCGCCTTGACCTGGTTGGTAGATCTTCGCATTAGCTAGATTCTTCTTATAAAGCGCTTCTGCTTGGCTACGCTTCATTGGAATGATTTGGCAGATCCAGTCAGCGTCGGTGTAATCCCAGAACTCACAGATAGATGGGTCAATGAGAAGATTTTCTGTAAGGACTCTATCGATTACTAAGCCTTCAGCGGATTGCACTTCGGTTTGCTCTTGTAGTGACTTGATGAGTTCTTCCAACTCCGCTCTCTTGGCATCACGATGATGTTGATCTTCGCCTTGAAGATCTCGAACCAAGTCTTCTATGGCTAGAAGGTTTTCTTGGGCATCGTTGATTCGACCCTGGATATATGAATCCTTGCTTGGATCTCGCTGATACATCACTTTTAGAATGCCGAAGCTACAGGTGAGCGCTGCTCTTACCGTCGACTTGGCTCGGTTCTTTAATTGGGCATGTTCAAGCGCTCTATTGGTGACCTTCTCCAATGTTTTGCAGAAGAGCTTAATGTCAGCGCCCGAGTGAGTTGGTGTTGTTGAGATCTCTGGGTTACGTGCATAGACGTTTGGGAGAACTGCTGAGATAGTGCCGTGTATGAGGTTGGCTCTAAGACTATAAAAGTCTTTGCCGGTGGGGTCGGCATTCCAGTTAAAGCCGGCTACTGTATTGCGGTTATGCCTTACGCGCTTATGAAATGTTGCCCAGTGAGCGCGCGCATGCGTGATGCGGGCAGTCCATTTTTGTTGAAGGGCGTTGGAGTCTTGGGGCACATGCTATTTATAGATTGCGAATCTCGCATCGATGCACTTATCTTAGATTTAACTTGAATCGGTGAAGCAAAGAATTAATTGGTGAGGGCTCTTAATTTAAAAAGTCAATGTTTGCTGATAAATACAATATTCATGGCAAGGTTTTCGTACATACCAACTTAAAAGTATTTCCATAAAGTGATAGAAATTTTATAAGTAACAAATGTATTTACAGTTATCAATTCCATCTTTATTAAGAGGTCAATATTACTGATTGAGTTACACACTTAGAGAAGATAGACTTAGATGGACAAGCATATTGGATGCTTGTTTAATTTTCTAAGGAGAGACTCATGATTAAATTACTCACCAAAATCGCAGGCTTTGCCGGCATTGCTGGATAAGCTTTTACAGGTAGGTGATTGCTAAACTAAAGCTGGGCGGTTTAGCAATCGTCAATAGCTTGGAACTACATTGTCGAACCGTCAAAATATTCACCTAATAGATTTTCATGCTCATCTGGATAATTCAAAGGAGCGTTTAGATCAATTATTTATCGCCCAAGAAAATTCAGGGATCGAAAAAACAGTTATTGTCTCCGGAAATCTAATAGAACCCGCTAATCTCGGAGATTTTTTGCGCGGGACTGAATCTGTAAAAAATTACGAACCAAATAACGCTTATTTATTAGATATAGCCAAGGCTAATCCAGCTAGACTTATTCCATTTTTTACGGTTGATCCAAGTTATCACATTGCTGAAGATATTGAAGAGGCAATGAAATTGGGGTTTCGAGGATTTAAGTTCAATCCTTTAGTTCATAAAATTGACTTTAGAAGCGATTCTGTTCGCAATATCTGTGCGGCAATAAATACATACTCCGCACCTATCTACACCCACATCACACTCAATCCAGCATCCTCAATTGAGGCCCTTGCAGACCTAGCACAGGCTCATCAAAAGATTAATTTTGTCTTAGGGCACATGGGATATGCGACCTCCGATCAGATGGCCCTCAATTTAGCAGAACGTAGAGAAAACATTTATTTAGAAACATCGGTGGGAAGCATTCTTGCATTCAGATGCGCTAAAGAAAGAAATTTGAGAAACAAAGTAATTTTTGGTAGCGAATATCCTGCCCATGAGCCATCCATTGAGCTTGGGAAATTAGCGCTAATATTTTCACAAGATGATCTTGCTTTAATAGGTCGAGCCAACGCCCAATTTATTTTGGGAATTTAAATGCGAGATTTTAAGAATTGGAACTTTAGAATTAACGGGGAAGGCGCCCCCGTGCTTTTGATCAACGGACACTTTCAGTCAAGATCTAGCTGGGACCCTATTGCTAGAGATTTGTCTAGATATAACAAAATCCTCACTTGTGAATTTCCAAATCAAGGAATTAGCGCAACCGATGTCTCTCTAGACAAGATGCAGCACTATGCCGAATTTATTGAAGATTTTTTAAGGTTCTTAAAAATTTCTCCAGGTGATGTAATTGTTTATGGATTTTCATTTGCTGGAAATGTTATCCGATATTTATCACAAGAGATGGGCGTTCAATTCAAGGCAATAATTTATGGAGGTATTGCCTCAAGGAAATTTTTCCCGTTCCAAATCAGGCGTTTTGAAACTTGGTTGAAAATTTTAGACCAAGCTGATTTTGATGTTTTTATGAAGAACTTGATGTTGCAGGTATTTTCCCCTGCATTTATTGCAAATAATGGCCATCAATTTGACGAATTAGTAAATGCCTATGAACGCTACTACTCACATCGACCAGAGGCTTTAAAAGCACTCATCTATGCACTAATAGATTTTTGCCAAGCAACTGATCCTATAGATGAATGTTATGCCGAACCAATTCACATCATTGGCGCCGAAAGTGACTTAATAATGCCGGCTAACTACGTTCAAGATTACGGGCGCTCACTAAATGCAGTAAGCATCCACATCCTACCTGGTGGCCATAGCCTGAGAGTCGAGCAAGAAGAGACTCTTTCTTCTGTAATTCATGAGATATGTGCTTCCTATGACTAGTGCATTCGCGAATAACACATCTCAAAGACGTTTCTCTTTGCTATGTTTAGTGACATTCTTTGGGTCACTATCTTTATCTACGTTGATATTTTTATCGGCTCTCTTAAATGAGGAGGGCTACTCTCAACAGGCTATTGGCTCAGTCTTATCTGCGCCCCTCATTCCAACCTTGATTGCCTTGTTTAGCGCGGGCGCTCTCTTGCAAAGAATGAGCTGCATTCGACTGATGATCATTAGTCAGGCATTGATGATATTGGGTTTTATAGGTCTTGAATATGCCCTTAGCTCGAGCTTTCTTTCGACAATTTTTCGTGGGCTAATTGGTTTTGGGTCTGGCTTTTACTTTTCTGCCTCCATGATCTATGTAAGGAGCTTATTGAGTGGTCCAAAAATAATCTATTTCTTTGGGATCTATGCGTCAATGTTTCCGCTGCCTAATGCATTTGGTCCTATAGTAGCCCAGTGGTATTTTAAGAATCATGGATCTGATGGATTCTTTTTGTATATGGCATTACCGGGACTACTAGCATTACTGACACTCATCGCCCTATCCATAATCTTTAAAGGATTTGACCGCTCCAGTAAAACACCTGCAATTGGCTTGCACTCCTATTATCAAATTCTGTGCGCAAAGAGATTTCATGCCTTAGGTTTGGGCATTTTTTCTATTGGCGTATTGTGGGGTTTTGTTACTGGGTATATGGCTTTATATCTAAGCCAACACAATTTCTCGGTAGGCTTATTTTTCCTACCAATGAGCGTCGCCCTTTTTGGATCACGCTTTGGTCTGCTAGGTATATTAAGCGGATTCTCGCGCCCTGTCTTGGTAGCTTGCTCGTTTGTCTTGATGGCGTGTGCATTTGCTTTGGTCTTGAATCTACATAGCCCAATACCGATTATTTTGGCTGGTATCTGCTTTGGGGTTGGCTACAGCCTTGGTTTCCCGATTCTGAGTGTCTGGGTTTCTGATTCATTTGATATCGATCAGCGCCCAATTGCACTCTCAGCGTTTAATGCCAGTTTTTACTGTGGGATTTTCGGGGTTCCTAGTCTTATAGGCCTTTTAGCCCTTCCACCGAACTCTTCTTACCCACTCTTTTTGCTCATGGCTCTGGCAATTGGCATGGGAATATTTTTTTCGATAGCCTTCAAGAATCAAGTGCAAGGGAGGCAAGCATAAATTGAACGGCTTATGGGTCGATGTTCTTGAGCAACGGTTGCAAAGATTTAATCACGTCTTTCAATTAGTCGCGAATCATTCTCCACTTTACAAAACTAAGTATGCTCACCTGAGAGGGCATCAATTTGATTGCCTCGAATCCATTCAGGCCATTCCACTGACTTCACGTGCAGAATTATTAAAGGGCAGTAGCTACCTTCTAACGGGCACTCATCCACAGGGGTATTTTGAGTCGAGCGGGACTAGTGGAAGCATTCTCCATGCATATCCAGATATTTCATTTGAAAAAGCTCAAGCATTTGGAAGCTATTTAGATCTATGGATGGGTTTAACCAGCGCGAAGATTGAAAGTGCAGCTGTTGCGCTCGCCTATGAGATGACGCCGATTGGAATGCGTTTTCAACAAGCATTGCAGTCTTGCGGAGTCATGGTCATACCTACAGGACTTAGATCAACCGTTTGCTCACCACAACGAACTTTAGAAATTATTTGTCGCACCAAACCTCAAGCTATTTTTTCTAGGCCACTCGAGCTATTACGCTATGGAGATGTACTTGAGTCTGAAGGAAAAATAAAAGAGATAGGCGTTCAAAAGCTATTTTATTTAGGCGAAACAATGTCTGAACAAAAATGGAGGCGGATTGAACAAGTTTGGGGAAATGCCGATTTATATGGTCATTATGGTTTAACTGAAGTTGACACCGGACTTCATACCTGCCTCCTTAAAAATTACCATGAACCATTAAATCCATTCGTGCATTTTGAGCTTTTAGATAAAAATCTAAATGAAATATTTAGCAATACAGAAGCTGGTGAGATCGTTATTTCAACACTTCATGACGCTGCTGCACCCCTACTTCGATATCAAACCGGAGACTTGGCAAGGCGAGTTAAGTGTGCATGCGGATCAAAAGCTCCCGCCTATCAAATTCTTGGTCGTAAGCAAGATGGCGTCCAATTTTTGGGACAGACCATATTTCCATATCAGATAGAAAACATTATTTTTAGTATTCCAGAAGTTGGTAACGAATATCAGCTTGTCATTGAAGACAGTGGAGACCTCAGCATCAGAATTGAAAAGGCAATTCGTTGCTCGCTCTCTAAAGCACAGCTAGAGGAAAAGGTGATGCAGGCTATCCCTCATTTTCTTAAACAAATGACGAGTGTAGAAATATATGAATGGGGTGCAATAGCCAATAAGCTAGGCATTGCTAAGAAAAAAGGCGCCCAATTTGTAGATCTACGCGGAACTAAGGTCGAAGATCGATCCAAGGAGCTATGCATCAATGTAATTGATTTCACTTTCTAGCATGTTTTCAACAGGCAATTTATTAACTCGGGGTAATGCAATGGCAGATAAGATCTCCTATGAACTACAAAACTCAACTCTATTAATACAAAGAATTCAAGACCTAGCAAATAAGTCTGCATTCTACAAACGTTTACTAAGACGCGCCTTGCTATTAATTCAGGAGCAAGAATTTAGCCTACAAGAATTACTCGATAAGATCCCGTTTACTTTGAAGGAGGATCTTAGGCGTGGCTACCCAAAGGGTTTTCTAGCATGTCCATGGGAAGAGATAACTGCTTACTTTGAGTCCAGCGGCACTAGCTCTGGATCCATTAATAGCAGCAGGACAATGTCCTTGAAAACAGTCGATGATCTTATTCGAGATCACAAGAGACGTGTCCCAAATTTTTTAGAGGTTGATCGAGGTCAAGTGGCTGTGGTTAATTTACCGTATGCACTTACTAGTTCTGCGCATGGGTTTCACCAAGCCCTTCAGGATAGTGGCGCGGTAATCGTTTCAGTTGATCAAGGTCAGGTTCTATCGAGTTACTCAAGAACTGGCGATCTACTTACCTCACTTGACGCTAGAATTTTGGTTACTTCGAATCCATTTTTACTGCGGGATGTCTACTTGTACGATTCGGGTATAGATTTATTTGAAGCCGCCTCTCTCGAGCACATATTGGTAGTGGGTGTCCCCATTTCCAAAAAAACCCGTCTTGAGGTTAAAGAAAGGTATAGGAAAAACATTCTGCCCTACTACGGTTTAAGTGAATTTGGGGCTGTTGGTGTTCCAGCCTCGGTCGATAAAATGCTGGTTCACGAAGATTTTTATATCGAAATTCACAATCCTGATAGGCCAGAATCACTTACTGGCGAGATTGTAATTTGGGATCTGTATTCTCAGGGCTCTCCACTCATTCGCTATCAAACTGGGGACGTTGGAGAAGTTTCATATCAAATGGTAGATGGGAAAATTCGTTGCTATCTAGAGGTTTACGGCAGGTTAAAAGAGGCCATACCCGATAATGAAAAATACTTATTTCCCGTTGATTTTCAAGACATGCTGGCGGGAGTTCCAGGCGTATCCTCCATTCATCGCATTACCGTTGAAGGTGATGAGAACATAGAAATCACATTTGACATTCAAATTACCGAAGCTAGATTAGCTAGTTCAGCGAAATTAGAGATTGAGAAAAGGGCAAGAGAGCTCACTAACATTCCAATTTTGGTAGTAGCGCATCCTTGGGGCAGCTTATTCAGAGACATTTATTCGCAAGAGCAATTTAGAAGCACTCAAATGGCAAAAACCATGTCATTTCATGACAAGCGCAAGGGGGAATGGCTGGTTACTTACTAGCAGCAAACAGAGGATACCCCCTATCGACTATATCTATCCCGTTTCCCCGGTCATTATGGGCTTTAGCGGCTCATAAATTACTCAGACCTTCTTACTCGCATCACCCCATACCTCGTAGCATCCCAGGCATGATCTTCGGCATCCGTGTCTACGTCTTCGAGGTTTAATGAATCTGGCGGTAATTGTGGGATGGTTCTTAACCAGTGCTTACAGGTTGAGAAGATCTTAAGCCTATCTTCAGCCAGAAGTCGGATGATTTCTTGTGCGCCGTTTACTCTGCTTCTAGGGGCGTTGTAGGCTTCGGTCCATTTCACTCCTTTATCTCTAAAGATCTGACCTATTGACCGCTCAGCACCTATCTTTGAAAAGATGGATGGGTCAGCTAGGTTCATGCGGTATTCGTATCCGAGGCGTTGATCATGAATCTCGATCTTTTTAATCTTGTCCGCGACTACTGTTGCATCTTCTCTGGTGCCCGTGTTTTCTTTATCTCCATATCCATAGAGCTCCCTCCATAGGTAATAGACTCCATCATTAGATAGAGCAAACCAATACACGGCATATGGCCTGGCATACCCCCAATCCATCGAGCGCCATACTTTCCATGTCGGTGGAATAGCAAAGGGCTCTACAACGTGTTTAGAGGGCTGCCATACACCTTCCAAGAAACTTCCCACATGGATATCCCAATCACCTTCTAGCCACGCTCTACGTCTGTTTGGATCACTTAGTGACTCTAGACTCATCAGGTAGTTCGGGTCATTTTTTAGTAGATGAGTGTTCTCATAAATCGTCGAATGTATTCGCACTCTGGGTAACGCGCCCTCCTGCCTAATGATCTGTCCTGCAGGAATAGCTCCAATCTGAAATCTTTCCTTTACTGATGCGTGGCCCACTCCAAATGGATTGCATGTTGCCCTCACCATTCTTGGCATCCCAGGATGAGATGACCGACAAGTGGAATGCATTGCTTCGTAGAACGAGAGGTTGCGCCAGTTAGTGAGCTCCTCGAATCCTAACCAGGGATACTCGTGACCATGGTAATTCCAGTAGTCGTCTTCATTGGCACCATAACGAAAGTACAGCATCTCTCCTGTGGGCCACTTCCACACGTAGTCTGATTCATTGAACTTGGCGCCTGGAAAGATTTGATAGAACCAGCGCTTACTCTTGGCCACTACGTCAGCTAGTTGGGGATAGGTCAATCGAAAGAGTGTGCCGCGCCAATGATCCCCGAAGCCTCTTCCTACGTGTTGGGCATAGCTCATTAACAAGGTATCGGTCTTACCCCCACCCCTGGTGCCCTCTAGCAATACTTCATACACAGGACATGTCAGAAACAGGGTTTGGCTACCAGGCAATGGTGCCCAGATGGTTTTCATGGGCTAGTGTTTTGGCTGGGCAGCTTGCTCCCACTCATCCATGCTCATGGCGCTTGGCACGACTAGGACTCCACTTTGTAGAGGTGCGCCATCCTTACCGGTGTGCTCAATAGCCGATAAGCGAGGATGGACATAAGGCGCCGCATGTCTAGCGATGGTAGCAGCCATGTTCAGTAACTTGATGCGGTTCTCCGTGATCATGGTGCCACGACCATCATCATGTTCGTTAGCCTTATCAACATGGTCATGATGCTGATTACTTTCGCGACTGCAATTACCCGCCTCCTTGTAAAGCGCCATCATCGTGCTCATCATGACTTCCAAGGGTGTAATGCCCTGGGCAGTAGCTACCTCAGCAATCTCACGGGTACGCTTGGTTAGGCTGCCCTCCTTGCGTCCTGCACCTGCTCTTGCCCCTCCTTTGCTTTTGGATGGAGTGGGCTTCTTTGATTTCTTTTGATTATTTTCAATCATGAAGCTTAGACCAGAATTAAAAGATGGGGTTGCAATGCTACTGAATCACCAATTGGCTCATCAAACTCAATGATGATTCTTTGGAATAAGTCATGACGGCTTTGGGCTCCACGATGTTTGACCACGATGCCTACGCGCCCACTCGGAGTCTTTACCTTTGATCCGATGGGAAAGTCTTCCATGTCTAAGCGATCAATGACGCCCGCAATGGCTTGATTAGTTTGCATTGGATGCCTCCTGGCGTTTACGTAGTTCGACAAAGATTCTGGTTTTGAAGGATTCGTAGCTTTCAGAGCCTTGGGCCTTCATCGAGAGCTCCCTGCCTTTGGTGTCTATGCCCTCATTGGTTTTCCACCAAGCGTCTTCATCGGCTTTGGCGGTTTCTATTTTTTTGCGCGCCCCTTTCAGAATTGCGAGAACATAGCCCGCATTGATGGGGGTTGGGTTTGAGACCTTCATGCGCGTTTCCTTGGCGGTGGCAATAGCTTCGGCTACCTCAGCTTCGGTTACCCCAAGATTGACAATGTCCCGGATGCGATAGTCATCTACGGCAATGGCCCGACCCTCCTTGCTGATCATTGCTGCAAAGCTTTTGTATTTTTCGATGCGCTCTTGAAAAAGTTTTTCTTCGTCAGTTGGCATGGGTGGTCCTTGGGGAATTTTTTCCTTTTCACCCCCATTGTTTTGTTTGCCTGGTGTATGGAGATTGGTTACTGGTGACTGGTGCTTGGTGTCTGGTGAGTATTGCGTTCGCAATGCGATCGCATTGCGAACGCATCCGATATTTGGGGTAATTTCCGGTTGTAAATCCTCTGCTGGAAATGATTGCCACCTCCCTTCTGCGCTTCGCCTGGCTTTGATCTGCTTATCTTTGAAGCGGGCTATTTCATGGTCACAGCGCTCTTGTCTCCAGCCATCATCACTGAGGGTAAAAAATTCATTGAGGACCGAGACAACTGCATTTTTTTCTTCTTTAGATCGTGCGTTGATCAATCTTTGCACGAGCTTTACATCGATCGGTAGCGGCTTTTCTGTAGCGTAGTACTTTCTGATGAGGCGACTGTAAGTGGCATCTTCTATGAATGTCAGATGCGCGGTCGCTTCAGCGTAATCTCCAATGTGATGCTCGTAATAATTCATCTCAATTTGTCTCCGTGTAGTTCTTTTTCTTGCGTGCAATATTCTTTGCAAGAGATGAATCTAACAATCGGAAAGCGTATCGTCAAACGTGTTTTTTCTGAATTTTTCTTTAATTTATTTATCTATCAAATGTTTGTAATCCTTCTTTAAAAAATTCGTAAGAATTTATTTTGAGGTTCGATGTATTGATTGATCTATGTGTGTCCACTGCTCTCTTTAAGCTATCAGAATTTACTGACAGCTCTGTAGCCATTTATTTATATGACTTGTGTCACTTCTATGAATAAATATTTTTTTGTAGTCAAAAAATAATATGCGTCTTCAAAGTGGGTATTGACATTTGATTGACCACCAAAATTTCATTGACTACATTGCACTTCAGTAGCACACAAAATGATTCTTAACAAAATACAATAGGAGATTAAATTTCATGGTTGCATTTCGCTTGTACAGCCTGTATCGATCATATGGATACACAAAAATGAGTTCTGCAAAGATGGCGTTGCAGGTTTATCGTAAAAACTTAAAGCGCGCCCACTAAGGAGATGATGATGAGTCAATCCAACCCTCAAATTCCACCTATTACTTTGATGAGAATTCCACAAATCCTAAAGGTGATGCCGGTATCGAAATCTAAGTTTTGGTTGATGGTTCAGAGAGGTGAGTTTCCAAAACCAATAAAGATTGGTCGATCATCTTTCTGGACAATCGAACAAGTACAAGCATTTATTCGAGAGCGGTCTGCACAATCCACCAATTGAATGATGGGTATCCCCTGAGGGTAAGCTAACAATCCTACGGAAAACTCAGGGGATGACTATGGAAGCAATCAACTTATCGAAATCATTTAGCGTTGATGTTTACAGCGACTTTAGAAGGAGCAAACAGAGCCCCTGGGTACGCATTGGGGAGTTTGACAACCTGGACGACGCAATCGAAGCATGCAAGAAGGTTGTGGACGACTTTCTTCAATCCCCCATCAACGCATTTATAGGCTCTGAACGGCTCAGAACTGCTTTTTTGAGCTATGGGGATGTTCCAGTCATTAACGGCGTCGAGAACCTACGCTCCTTTGATATTTACGAGTATCTTGCCAAGCGTTGCGGGGAAGTTTCCCACCCATCTATATCCAACTCAATCCAAATCTAG